TAGCTCAGGGTGATTTCTATGAAATACCCACAAAATCATCTTCAGGCTTTACAATAAGGTTCAAGAATTCAGGCGGAACTGTAGTAAGTCGCACCTTTGATTATGTAGCTAAAGGCTATGGTGAGCTTGTAACTTAGGAGAATATATGTCGCAACATGATCTAACCATTAATAACCAAGGCTTTCCAGCCTTTAGAGCAGATCTTAATGATGCTTTACAAGCGCTAGGATCTACACAGTCAGGAACTACTGCACCTTCGCCTACTTTTGCTAATCAGCTTTGGTATGACACCACTAACAATATTTTAAAATTTCGCAATGAAGATAATGATGCTTGGATTAGTTTATTAACACTAAATCAAACTGCTGATACTGTTTCTTCTTTGTCTTTATCTAGTTTGACAAGCGGTAGAGTAACCTACGCTGGCGCAAGCGGAGTTCTACAAGACGATGCCGACTTTACCTTTAACGGCACTACAGTAACATTAGCCAACGATGCCGTTATTAGCGGATTAGATATTGGTAAAGGTGGTGGTTCTGTATCAACTAATACTAGGGTAGGTGCTGGTACTTTAAGCTCAAACACATCAGGATTATCAAATGTTGCTATTGGCTACCTTGCTTTTAATGCAAATACTACTGGTCAAGGCGGTGTTGCTATAGGAAGTGGTGCTTTACAAAACAACACTACTGGCAACAATAACGCAGGTGTTGGCATTAATTCTCTTTTAACCAACACTACTGGTCAATACAATTCTGCATACGGAACTGCATCATTACAATCAAACACTACTGGTGCAAATAATGTGGCAGTAGGTTATACGGCATTATTATCTAACACCACCGCATCTAACAACACAGCAGTAGGTTATCAAGCTTTATATGCAAACACTACAGGCACAAGTAATACAAGTGTTGGTTATCAATCATTAGATTCTTGCACCACTGGTACTGGTAATACTGCACTTGGATTTGGCACAGGAGTCGCTTTAACAACTGGCGGTGGCAATACTATTGTTGGTAGAGAAGCTGGAGAAGCATTAACAACAGCAAATAATTGCACTTTTGTTGGAACATATTGTGGCGAACAAACAACTGGTGCAAGTAACACTTTTGTTGGTGGTGATGCTGGGTATTTGGTTACTAGTGGTGCAAGCAACACCATTCTTGGTCGCTATAACGGCAATCAAGGCAGTCTAGACATCCGTACATCAAGTAACTATATTGTGCTGAGTGATGGGGATGGGAATCCTAGAGCATATTGGAATGGAAGCGGAACTTCAACATTTACTGCTAATGTGAATGGCGATACTGCTATGTATATGATTAACAATGGCAACAGCAGCCCATTTGGTTTGCAGATGTCATTTTTAAGTGCCACACCAAACAATACAAGCCAATTCTTTTTTCTAGGCAATGATTCCACAAACAATAAAGTAGTTCTTTATTCAAATGGAACTGTAACTAACAGAACAGGCACATACAACGCATTTTCTGATATAAACCTAAAACAAGATATTGTCGATGCTGGCTCACAATGGGATGACATTAAGGCAGTTAGGGTTCGTAAATTCCGATTAAAAGATGATGTTGCCGCAAATCCTGAAGCAAAGCCAATGATTGGTGTTATTGCTCAAGAACTAGAACAAACTTCTGCTGGCTTAATTGATGACTGCGAAGACAGAGATGGAACAGTAACCAAAGCAGTTAAATACTCTATTCTTTACATGAAAGCAATTAAAGCACTTCAAGAAGCAATGGAACGAATTGAAACCTTAGAAGCAAAAGTTCAACAATTGGAGAATAAATAATGACTGAAATCACCGCAGAAGAAATTGCTCGCCATTACTCGGCAGCCCTTGATAGCGTGGCTTTGATTAACAACGGAAAGCCCGAAGATATGACTGACGATGAGTGGGTTGATACTGTTGCTCGTAACAAAGAGCATCTCAAGATTATGCTGGCTAAAGATTTTTGGACTAGCGAATACGACCTAACACCATTGGAAGATGCTAGTAAGTAATGTTTTATGTCTACGAACATATCCGTAATGATACTGGCGAGTGTTTTTACATTGGCAAAGGATGTGGTCGTAGATACAAAGTTCACACAAAAAGACCGCAATGGTGGAAAAATATAGTAAATAAGCATGGCTACACAGCTAGAATTATTGCTAGTAATTTAACCAACGAAGAAGCTAATAGTTTTGAAAAATTAATGATTAAAGAAGCTAGAAATATTGGCATTAAGTTAATTAACAAAACGGATGGCGGTGGTGGGATTTTTGGCTATAAACATACAGAAGAAGCAAAAGAAAAGATTAAAAATGCAAGAATTGGCATTAAACTTTCTAAAGAAACAATAGAGAAGTTTCAAAGTCAAATTAGTGGTAAAAACCATTACAAAGCAATTAAAGTTGAATTTAATGGTCAAATTTACGGATGCGTTAAAGATTTGGCTATTGCAACTGGAGTAAAAAGAAAAACCATTTATGAAAGATTAAAATCAAATCCAAGTAAATGGGGTTATAAAACAGTTTAATCGGTAAAGGACTGCCGATTCAGTCCTAATTTATGGAGAACGATATGGGCAACAACACAAAAACCCTAATCACTATCAACAATGTAGAGTATCAGTTCGAGGACTTAACTTCAGAACAACAAGGATTATTCCAACATTGTGTAGATTTAGACCGAAAGATAGCATCTGCTGCGTTTAACTTAGACCAACTAAAAGTCGGTAAAGATGCTTTTATTAAGATGCTAGAGCAATCTTTAGCTACAGAAACCACAGTTCAATAGGCAAAAAAATGACAGAGGATTCATTCGACATCTACAAATACGGCAAACTGGTAGCACAAGTTGAGTCGATGGAAAAGAAAGTAGATGCTATGGAAGTAGACATAAAAAAACTCTTGGCAATGGCTGAGAGGTCTAAAGGAAGTCTTTGGGCTATTATGGGTGCTGCCTCTGTCTTTGGTGGCTTTGTTACTTGGATTGCTGATTTGGTATTTAGAAAATGAATCTACAAGTAAATGATTCCTTATCCAAATGGAATAAGACAGAAGCATTTGAACTCCAAGTAGCTAGAGGGCAAATCAGAGGGCATCAAATTAGGCATATCTTTGGATATAATCCCGATGTAGATTCAGCAGCAGAAGAAACTATATGGACTGCTGGTGGCTTATATCAGCACTTAGATACACCATCAATAATGAAAGTAAGCTCTACTTCTGCGAATGATACAAGCGCAGGCACAGGAGCTAGATCTATTTTTATTTTAGGTATTAACTCCACAGGCGGAGAGGTATCAGAAACAGTAATTCTTAATGGGCAAACTGGAGTAAATACTACTCATACCTATACAGAAATTCAATATTGCCAAGTTTTATCAGCAGGATCTACTGATTATAATGTAGGCAATATTTCTATCGGCACAGGCACAATAACAAGCGGTATTCCTGCAAATATATTTGGGCATATTCTTGCCACAGAAAATGCTTCTCTTATGGGGCATTTTACAATTCCAGCAGGATATACAGGATATTTAACTTCAGGATCAATATCATCAGGAACAGAGGGTGGCGGTAGCTATATTATTGGAAGATTAAAAATTAGGGAAAATGGTTTAATTTACACAGCAGCAGTAACAACTTTTAATAATGGCAAAATTGATTATGAATTTACATATCCAATTAAAGTTAATGCTGGAGCTTGTATCAGCGCTACAGCTAAATCTACTGCAAATAATGAGCAAGTTTCTTCATACTTTCAATTATTGCTTATTAAAAACCAAGAAATTTGATAGTTTAAATATTAAACTCTAAAATACCCTAACACTTATGAACAGTATTGTTAAATTATGGCGGATGATCTTGGACTATCTATTGGTGCTAAAGGCATCAGCGAAGGCATCAAAACTGGTAGAGATGCTGGAAAAGAGATTGCAAGAAATATTGAAGAAGTTCAAAAAGAAGCGGTCGATTTAGCAAGGCAAAGCGCCCAAGCTAAGATAAGAGAAAGAAGGGAAGCAGAGTTTAGGAAAGAAAGAGCAATTTTTAAAGCTCTAGAGGAATACAAACACAGAAAGAAGATTTCTGATGAGGAATACAAATTAAGAGTAGATTTTATTAAGGCTTATGGCACTAAAGAATGGCAAAAACTTTTAGATATTAAGACTGAAATAGAAAAGTTAGAGAAAGCAGATAAAGATTATTTTGATACTGAACTATCAAAGGTTAGATGGGTTCAGTTTTGGTGTTTTATGGTTGCAGCATGGATTAGTTACTACATAGTTTGGGGAGTAAAAAAATAATGTTTCCATTAACAGCTATTCTAGATATTGGCACAAAGCTAATAGACAAACTAATTCCTGATCCTGAAGCTAAGGCTAAAGCTCAATTAGAGCTTGTAAAACTACAGCAAGAAGGCGAGCTTGCTAAGATGCAAGCCGATATTGCAGAAGCTCAAGAAATTACTAAGCGGTGGGAAGCTGATATGTCTAGCGACAGTTGGCTTTCTAAGAACATTCGCCCTATGGCTCTTATTGCCATCTTTGGCGCTTATTTCTTATTCGCAATGATGTCAGCCTTTGGCTATGATGCAAATCAAAACTATGTGCAGTTGCTAGGGCAATGGGGTCAGATTGTATTTTTAGCTTATTTTGGCGGTAGAACTGCTGAGAAAATTATTGAGATGAAAGCTAAGAAAAATGAATAGTCAGCATCTTATAGCCATTGGCATCCATGAGAATTGGTATGATGCCCTGCAAGAAACCTTTGATAGATATGAGATCAATACTGTTAAAAGACAGGCGCACTTTATTGGACAATGCGCCCATGAATCTAATTACTTTAAAGCCTTAGAAGAAAACCTTAACTATTCTGCACAAGGTTTAATGGGCATTTGGGGGTCTAGATTTCCTACATTAGAGATTGCACAGGAATGCGCTAGAAACCCTGAGAAGATAGCTAATAAGGTCTATGGTGGGCGCATGGGCAATTTAGAAGATGGTGATGGCTGGAAATACAGAGGTAGAGGGATTCTTCAGCTTACTGGCAAAGAAAACTATAAGAACACAGGAAATGCCCTTGGAGTTGATTTAATCGCCCTTCCTGAGCTTTTAACAACTCCTAAGTATGCTTGCCTATCTGCTGGTCATTTTTGGTCTAAAAAGGCTTTAAATGCCCTTGCTGATGCCGATAATTACCAAGAGATTACCAAGCGGATTAATGGTGGGCAAACTGGTCTTATGGATCGCATCTACAAAACTAAGAAAGCAGAGGAAGTTTTAGCTAGGGAGATTTAGGGATCTATAGATAACCCCATCACCCCAAACTTTATCAAATACAGCTTCTTTATATAGATCAATAATCTTATCAGGGTAAACCATTATAGGATTCTGATGAGCAAAACAGAATGCATAAATTAAAGGTGCTTCTTTAGTAGAAAACCACTCCATAAACATTGGTAGCATATTTACTTCTGATTGTTTAAAGTTTCCTGTGCCTTTTACATTTATCACAAAAGTATCTTTGCCAGTATTTACTATGTAATCAGGTAGATTTCTAATCATTGTGTTTAGCTTCCAGTAGTTATCTATTTCATTGCTTTTTTCTTCAAAGCCTAGCCTGTGATACTTGTAGTTTTTTTCTGTGCAATATTTCTCAAATAGTATTTCGCCATGATTTACTATCTTTTGCCGATCCAAGAAAGATGCAATATTATTCATGCCAGTTTAATAAGTGGAGAACTGGTCAAAACCCTGTGAAGGATAGAGCTTATTTCTCTAGAACTCATGGTGCTTTGTGCATTTCTTCTTTAGCTTGGATCAATGGCTCTGCAAGCTCAATAATGATTACTTGATCTGTTAGTGCTACTTTGATCGCATCAAGGGTTTGCCCTTGCCTAATGAACTTTTGCACCAATTCCCTAATTTCCTGTTCCATGATCAGAAGGGAATATCTGATTCCATATCTTCTATGGAATTTTGTTTAACTTTAGGAAGCTCATCATTACCCCTAGGCTTAAAGTTATCCTTTGCTCTAGGCTCTGCAAAGTTTAGCCAGCCATCCCAATTAATAGGGATTTGCTCTAGCTTTGCAGCCATACCACCTTGCTTAGTATCCATAACAACTCCACACTTAACCCATCTAGTCTTATCTGCGCCTGTGGCATCTTTATAAACTCCACCTTTAGCAAGCAGTTCATATTTAATTGGCATACATTCTCTCTTTCAATTTTGTGAATAACTCATCAACTTCTTGTAAAAACTTCTGCACTTCTACTTCCATATCCTTGATATAACCATCATCCCTATCAAGGCGCACTACAAACAACTGCAAGTTCTCAGGAAGCCTAGGATCAAATGATACAAAATCACACCATTTGCGCCCTGTGCAAGCCATCTGAGTTTGCATTTGTGGGATATATTTTGCAGGCGGTTTACCACCATCTATATATTCAAGATGAGTAGTAGTGTTCGGGCATTTAATTTCTATAAGCCCATCTTCTGCTACTAAACCATCAGGACTACAGCCAAACCATTCTATTTTCGGATGATCCATAAAAGGTATCTGTTCAACAAATAGATTCATCTTGGTTTCATAAGCAATTCGGGCAAATGGCTCTTGCTCTGTTCCCCATTGCATAGCTGAATTAGTAAATGATTCTGCTGGCTGATTGGTTAATCTCTCAGCAACTAGATCCATCTTATAATTCTTGCGCCCTGCTGATTCGCCTGATTTAATTTTGGATAGAACATCTGCAACTCTAGAAGCTGTAACCTTGCCAGCCCTGAGCATCTTCCATTCTAGAGAACCTTGCTCTATCTTGGTTGCTTCAATTCTATCTTCAGTTGTAAAGGTAGTCATTTTGTTTCCTGTTTAAGTTTAATTAGTTCCTGTAATTGTTTACAAAATTGTTCACCAGCTTGTGCAGCTTTCAATGCATCATCCCAATCATTAGTTAGGCAAAACCTATATACATTGTTTACAGCCAGTTTTGTATCTAAATAAATTTCTGCATAATCTGATTCTTTCATTCTTTATCTTCCTGATCTATTTGTGGTTCATTTAATTGAATAAGCTGAGTTTCCCCATCTTTCTCAAATTGGTTTTGAAATTCCTTGCTCATGG